ACAAAAACAAGGTGGGCGATTGGGCAGACCAAATGGTTTTAAAACTAAGATCAATGAACGTTTAGAAAAAGGTATGTCCACAGATGAAATTGTGGCAGAATTGAATTGCAGCCGTAACATTGTCAATCAGTACAGACGAAAACGGCGATTAGCACAAGATGCCGCCTCCTCCCAAGCGGCATAGATGAAGGGTAAAACCTTCTCCCCCGTCACTTACTCCTTCCAAGTGGCGGGGTATTTTTTTCTTGCGCCTACAGCAAAAACAATTCATGGTGGTTTCAACCGAGGGGTTTGGTCACCTCAACGTTGCTAGATATGGAGAAGCCTCTCAGAGAAATCTGGGAGGTTTTTTCGTGGGGCCAGCAAGTTCATCACAACCCTGTCACAGTTTCCTATGAGCCAGCCCCGACTTTTGTTTATGACCAATCCCTGACAGCAAAGCAAGGGCAAGCTTTTCTAGCATAGGAATTATGCCCAGATATTTCTTTGATGCTGGGGAACTTGGCGCTGTATTCCACAATTAACTCACGCAAAGCTGTCTCCTGCTCTGGTGTAAAGTTATCCAGAAAAGCATCATCAGCACAGCCGCCACGGCCACCCACTAGGCTTACCCCTATGGATGACTTGTTTCGGCCTCTACAGTGCGCCCCAGATCGCTCTACGGGCCTTCCATAGCCCACAGATCCATCACGGTGAATAATTGCGTGATAGCCAATGTCAGACCAGTTGCGTTCTTCTACATGCCACCGCTTGATTTCCTTCACTACATCTTCAACAGACCGATCAGCATACCAGCTTGGATTTGTTGCCGTGCAGTGAATTATGATCTCGTTAATCTCTCTCATTTGGTTAAGCCTTTCTGCTTTTCATATGTCCTAAGACCACCAATTCCTAACATACCGCCAAGAACAGTCAAAAGCGTTCCCATGTCAAACTCTGGCAGAGGCGGGATTTGTGTGCCTGTCAATGCTACAACAAAAAGGGCAACAGGCTGACCAACAAAATGCCAACCAAAGGCAATAGCACAGATGTAACCCACGCTAGGACGCCAGCCACCTTTAAAAGCTGATCCACTTGCCGCTTCTGCTGCGTTGACCTGTATCTGAGCGAGGGCCAAGTCTTGCGCGTGACGCTGTGACATCGTGGCAATTTCGTGCGCGAGCTTTGCCTTCTCGTCAGCATCAGGAATGAACTTGTCTAAGAGGCCAGTGACCGGCGCTATCAGTTTATCAATCATTTCCTACTCATCCATGCTGTGGTTCCCATATAAGCGCCAACAATACCAGCGCCGCTAATGTAGAACAGATTAGAAATATCGCTGAGAGCCTCTATACGATCCACTGGCATCGCAAACATAGCAGCCGTGAATGCACCCATGCCAATTAAAGTCCAGCGAGCCATGCGTAATTGTGCCAAGTGCTTTCTTAGTGCATCTTCAGTTTCACGAATTTCTTTGGCTCTTGCCATTTCTGCATCAGAAACAATGCCATCATTATCCATATCATAAGCATCATATTTGCTTTGATCTTCAAGCTTCTTTGCTGACATATCAAACCTCTATGTTAATTTTGGTTCCTTGTGGCCGATCTGCATTTGTCTTGCGGCCAAACCTATCATAACTCTCCTGCAAATCAAATCTTTGCTTTGCGAGCGCCTCTAAGTGGCTGTGATTGGCTCTATGCTCTTTCTCCACCCTTTGCTCTACCAGATGCGTTTCTATGCGCTCACGCGCTCTGGTTTGCTGGTGTATGTCCGATTGCACGTTAAATGGTGCGCTACCTATACCTGATACGCCGTCAGCCATTTACCACCACCCAGCGCCCAAACCCGTCAACCATGTGCCGCCCCCTATGATAGCTGCCAGCATCACAAGTAGTAATATCAACAGTAGAGTTTCAAAAAATGCGGCTTTGCGCTCTTGCTGCTTATACAGCGTTTCCTCGCGCTCTTTCTTAATCTTGCGCCGTAGCTCCACCATCTCACGCCAAGTGCCATAGCCAAAGCGATTATTTAGCATTTGCTGCAAGTCTTTCTCTTGCTCTGCCAGCTTCTTTTGGTGAATGATTATCTGCAAGGCTTCTTGCTCTACAGATCCAGACGAAAACAGTTTAGTGAAAATAGGCGGGTTCTTACGCTGCTGCTCTGCGCGGCCAAGATCCGCTGCTGCACCATACCATTTGCCTAGCTGACCAGCTACATCCTCTAGCTCACGCCCAGCGTAAACTAACTTTTTTACCATGTTATAGGCTTGTGTGGCCCCAGCTATCGCTGTGATAGGATCTATCATACATCTCGCCCCACGATAATGTATCCCAAGCATTTCGCATCAGGATGTATTCTGTATATTTTTGGATAATGATAATAAAATGACGGGCGCGGGCAGCGATACCGGCAAGCCTTATACATGATCCCCTGCGGAAACATTCCAAAGGCAATAGATGTAAGGGCGCAAATCATGGCCCAACCATATCACATTTTACTTGACAGCTAAATTCTGAATATCGCGCCGCATCTCCTTCTGATCGTCGCGCATTTCTTTTAAAAGCTCATGCATCATATCTGTTTTTTGCTCAAGAAGTTTAATCTGAGATTTATTGGTCAAAAGATTGTTAATAATCCACCATGCTGCCGCAGCGACAGCGCCCGCTATGGCTATTAAAAAACCCGTATAATCTTCAATAAGCTTCATTATTCGCGCCTTAATAACCATGAACCATCAGCTTGCTGTAATCTCCAGAAAGTAATTTCCCTTTGACATATTCAGAAAACTCTGGAGAACCTAATTTCAATCCGCTTTCTTTGAGCCACATTTCCGCAACAACAAAAGGAATTGAAGTAACGTGACGCATATCTGATTTACGGTTATGACCGTCTATTTGCTTTTCCTTGTTAAAATCCAAAATGGCGCTGACATCCTGAGAACGGTTTATAATCAGTTTGTCATCTTCTGTTTTATAGGAAGTATTAAGGCTTAGACTATCAGTCATCTTTTTTCTTCTTTGCCTTCTTAGGCTTTTCTTCTGCCCGCATGGCAAACTCTAATGACATCATTAGCTTTGCTTCTTCCGCTGAAACGTCAACAATGTCACCCATTTTTGCGCGTACACCATTAACAAACGGGCCTCTGTCAGTGATAATTTTAATCTTCATATCAACCTTCCATAAGAATAGAGGGGCATTCCTGCCCCCCTACTATGCCTTATTTAGCTTACATCAGCAATAACGCCGTGCGCTTTCTCTGATGTGACCTGTAAACCCCACTCAGCAGAGATCAAGCGGCGCTCTGACAAACCAGTGCGGGCCAGAGGCTTCTGGTTAGCAGTTTGCAGATACGCAATTTCTGCGTAGCTTGGGTCAAGCACAAACACATCACGCGAGCGAATGTGACGGGCTGGAACAATTTGCAATTCACCAAAATCTGAGATGTAAACATCAATTGCAGCGTTCAGCTTGCTATCTTCTGCCTCTTTGTAGCGCGTAGCGTTACCTGTAAAGGTAGAGATAGTTTGCTTCTGAGAAGATCCGCAAAGGACGATTGAAGGCGTTGCACCCTCATCCCAACAATCAGCGATAACCCCCTTAAGGAGCGCTTCTGTGATTGCTCTTTGAGTACCATCAGTTGCAGCAGCATTTGGATAACCAGATGTTCCTGACCCTGATGTAGTACCGTCTGCACCGCCATTGCCGCGTGAAGCATTAGTGGTCAAGAATGCTGGCAAACCAGCAGTAACGCGAGCCGTACCAGACGCCCCTGCATTGCCAGCCACATTTGACAGACACATCTTTTCCATGTCGCGCTTCATTTCAGACAACTTATAGGCGACTTGCTTGGCTACTGTCTGAGCATTGGCAACACCATTAACCGCTTGGTTTGTATCGGAAACCTCTACAACCTTGGCGCTAATATTTGTATAGTTGCCTTTTCTCACTGCGTTTGTTGGCGCAGAATTAGACAGCCCAACGTCACCCTCTATTTGGGTGTTTGTCGCTGCTGCGGCCAAATCTACTTCAGACCATTCAAAGTAAGTATTATCAACGCTGCGCGTTCCGATAGCACTCATAAAAACAGTTTCAGTAGGCGACACTGAGGCCAAGGCTTCAGATAAATCCTCGCGGATTGTTGAAACATCATATGTTTCATTTGTATTTGCAGTAACAGCCATTGCCGTATCCTTTCATTGCAAAAGTTAAGAGAGAAGAAAATTAGCAACATCATCAATGCCGCCTCTTTTCTGCATCTGCGCTCTAGCTTGTTTAGATTTTGTAGCTTTTCCTGCCGTTGCTGCCCGCTTTGCTGCCGGTTTTACTACAGGCCGCGCACCCTCTGCTTTTTTAGTAGCAGCGGTCTTGGTTTGCTGTAGCTCACGCCATTTCAAAGCATCGTTCAAGATCATAACTTCTTCAGCCGTTTTCACAGTAGAAATCTGATCGTTTGTCAGATCATAATGCTTCTTTGCTTTAGTAGTCATTTCCTTGATAAATACAGCGCGCTTTTCGGGATCAGCAAAATCAGGCATCCATTCTTGCAAACGCATGGCTTGCTGTTCAAGAAACTGATTATGTTGCTGTTCTTCTTGAGCGCGTTGCTGTTGCGCAATGTATTGAGCCTTACGGTCAAAATCATTACGTTTATCAACGGCACGGCGATATTCGGCCTCTGCTTCTAAATAGCCTAGAGGGTCACTAGCGCGTAGTTCCTCTGATGGATATTGTGGCACAGGCGGTATTTCACCATTCTGGATTTGCTGCATCATCTGTGCAAGCATTTGACGCTCTTGGGTCACTTTCTGAGTTACTTCCTCAACTTGCTTTTTGGCTTGCGCCGCTTCAGCCATGCCCTTTTGGATATACTTTTGCCCTGAGTACCCGCGTTTGAGTTCATCTAGGCTTACCTCTTTTTCTTCGCCATCTACTCTGACGCGATAAACAGGTTCCTCTTGAACTTCGCTTTCTTCAGCTTCTTCGTATTCCTCATCCACGCTTTCTTCACTGGCTTGGATCTCAGTGTCATCCACAACTTCAGCTTCAGCTTCAACAGTTTCGGGCTGATCGTCATCAGTTACCTCAACGGCATCTTCTATCGCCTCTTGCGGATTTGGAGCTTCCATAATCAAATTTTCGGCAACAGCCCCTAAGTCATTACCGTTGATTGGGTTAGTCGTGTCCACGGTGCTTTCCCTTCTTGTTAAGGAGCTTTACTGCATCCACATCGGCTTGCAGCAAATGCTCAATTGCATTTAAGGCCCGCAGAATTGCGTGTGCCTCCTCGCGGTCAGATACGTCATCTTTCCCGCTACTTGCAAAAACACTTTTTTGATGTTCTCGCAAATCCTCTATGGTTTCTCTAAACCAATCATTTTGCAGCAGAGATTGTGAGCGTTTTGCCCTTGTTTCAATATCCACCAGACATTCCCATCATTTGAGCATTATGCTCACGAATAGCATTTTGCTCCTGCTTCACGCCTTCAACGTCAACAGCAGTGCCATATTTGCCAAGGATCTCAGCAACCTTCACGGCTAGATCCTGCACCATTTCATCACGCTGCAAATCATCATCCATGCCAAGCTTGTGCATTTTATACTGCTGATCCATCTGCGCTTTTACCATGTCAACTTGTGCTTTTGTCTGCGCTTTCATTTGCTCTGTTTGCAAGAAAGCCGCGTTTGGATCTGGCTGTGGTTGCTGTGCAGCTTGTTGCGCAGCCTGTTGCTGCTGCATCATCATTTGCTGCTCTATCTCTGGTGTCATAGGCATAAAGTATCTATCTGGGTTTCTGATACCGCCCAAAGCCAACATATCAGCCATTGTGTTGCGTAGCTGTGTAAGCGTCACAACGCCGTTCTGAGGCCCATATGTTTGATATAGCTGTTGCTGTATAGCAAATGCTTGTTGCAGCGCCACAGCGCGTTCATTTTCGCGCCCTGTGCCGATCCCGACATTAACAATAAGATCCATTTCTGCATCCCACGCCCTTGGATCTACAGGAACGAAACTACCGTTTAAACGCATCAACTGTTCTTCATCAGTATGCTTAACCATCAACTCCAACATCCGACGAAACAATTGGCGCATACCGCCTTCAGCGAAATTACGGGCTATAACTTCAGCTTGGCCTGTTTGGCCTTCTTGAGATGCAGCGATTGCTGTTGCTGTAGAAGATTTCAAAACATCTGGATCAAGCCCCTGCGCCATTTTGCTGACGCCGGTTTTGTTATCTACCAGTTGGTCAAAATACTGCATGGCCGGTAGAGTTTGACCAGCCGTGAAGGGAACAGTCATTTCTGTTACCGCTGCCGGTGATTTTACCCTAATTATTCGGCCAATTTCATTGTTTAAAAGATCGTCCACCGCGACCTGACCATCTACAATTTGCAATGCTGGATTGTTAGTCAGCGCCACATTATCCAAAACACCTCGTAGCATCGCTGTAGCGGCGTCCTGATCGTCCATAACCAAATCTACAAGGGATGTGCCAAAGAAAGCGTGTGGTTCTGGATCGCACTCAAAAATGGCGTATGGAATATGATCTGCTTCATAAAAATTTAGCAGCTTGTAAGAAGATCCAGCGCAAAGAAATTGATACAAAACCGGCACACCCGATCCCTCTATATCAAGCTCCATATATGCCGTTGTTACAGTGATTTTCTTTGATGCTGTAGAGGTGTTTTCATCTTCATCGTCTGTGGCATACCCACGGCGCTCAAATTCGGCCTCATCATCCATTGTGCTATATTCAGAGCCATCAAGAGCAGCCAAGTCATCTAAGTTAAAACCCATAGCCAAAAGATCAGACACCCGCATTTCTGTGCTATGTCCAATGCAATAGCAATCATCAACAGAACGGGCATTTCTATCTACAAAAAAATCTTCTGGCGGGACACTTTCTATGCATAGATCGCCATGAGGCATTGACCGCGCAATTTTAACGTCATGTTCTGGGGTTTCTATTTCCATTCCCATCTCATCTACCGTGATGGTCATGCGGGCTTCATGCTCTAAAACCTCTACATCATCCTCTTTTACAATAACAGCAAACGCCTCATCAGTAAGATTGGTAAACGTGTGGATCTCTGTTTCCATGTTGTCTTTGTGGTAAACGTAAGCAACCCCCGCTTTCTTCACCATAGCATCTTGAAAAACATCGTTTAGCACACGATACCCATCATGCTGCTGAAACTTGTAACTTATATATTGCGTAGCCTGTTCTGCTGATTGCACATCTTCTGGCCCACGCGGCACAAACTCAACAGGCTTTTCGCTTGTCAAAAAAATGCGTTGAATAGATGGCTTCATGCCACGCACGACTTCACGGCACTTAGTTGCTACAACCCTTGACCGGCCTTCTTCATAGCCAATATCAACTTCCCCATCAAAGTACCGTTGTGCTTTAATTCTTTGAGGCGCTATTTCACCGTCTATGAAATCCACCGCATCTTGAATTGCTTTGGAAACAATGCTTTCAATCTGTACTTCGTCTAATGGTTCTAAACGCATGTTGCTTCCTTTAATCTAACAGTCCACCAGCACGGCGCTCTGTTTCTTTTTGACCGGCACTGCCTAAAATTATAGCAATCTCATTAGCGAGCATTTGATTTTCTTCTTGCGTTCTTACTTTTCCTCGCAATGCGTCTTGCATAATCTCAACAGCTTTTAGAGCCTTATCTGTTCCCCGATCAGTTAATGCTCTAGCAATGTCGTTGTAAATGGCTGTTCTTCTGCTATCTACCATCTCATCAGTGAAACCCGTTAAATCAGAAACAATCTTTTGCGCTGCTTCAAAAGGTTTTCCTTGCAGCAAGGAACTTGCTGGCCCAAATTGTGTTTGATCTTCAACGCTTTTTTGTGTTGATTGCCGTATAGCTGTTTGAGATCCCTGTCTAAACTGACTTCTCACTAAAGCAGACTGCGCCACTTCATCAATTTGTTTAAGCATAGCTGGTGCTTGATTGCCTAAAATCATTGTAATTTTTTCACGCGCCGCATCAGAAGATGTTAAGCGATAAAATGCGTCAAGCTGTCTTGCTTCCAAATCTGGGTCACTAGGAACGCTCTTAACATCTTTCAATACTTTTTTAATGTACTGGCTTAATCCCATTCTTAATGCTTGTGTTTGAGCGTCAGAGGGATTTGATCCGACAACATCAAAAACATCTTCAATTTCTGTTTGCGGCTTCAATGCATCACGACCTAATTTGAAAGCAGTTTGTTCTGAAATTGTATCGCCACCTAGTTTCACTGCCTCGTCGTACAAACGTCTATTTGTCTGAGGATCAATAACCGCTTCACCTAACGCTGATCTAAGCTGCCTTGCAAGTCTAGCATACCGATCACCTCTACTTGTCAATCTGTAAGTGCTAGGATCTCTGTTTTGTTCCGCTAGAGATTGCAATGCTCTTTTTAAATAATCTAATTGCTGCACATTTGGCTGTTCAGTTATGCTTTTAATGTTACCAGAAGCGTCAACATTTATTTTAAGTTGCTGATTTTTTATGCCAGCAGACAACATATCAGCGTTTGCTTCTTCAAATGCTTCTTTTAAAGTTTTGCTATCAATTCTTGATATGACGTCCTCAATTGCCAAACCTGTTCTGTCTGCGTAATTTATCGGAAACTTATAAGCTGCATCATACGCAGTTTGTCTTTGATCTCTTGTAGCATCATAAATTTTGTTTACCGCTTCTCTTGGCCCAAGGGGTGCATCACCTAAAGTATCTGTTAAAGTTTTTTCAAGATCACCCTTAACTGCACCAGCCCGTGCCTCTAGGGCATCACCAATCGTCTGTGATGGTTGTGGCCCAGATTGCCCAGCCGCATCAGCCAGCGCCCTAGCCGCAACGCCCGCATCAACAAGCATACCTTGCTCACCAGCTTTTTTAATGGCGTCAGAAGCAGATTGTAAATTACCACCTTGGTTAAAAGCATTTTTTATAACCATTGCAGCGCCACGAGAAATTCCCAAAGCAGATGCAATCATTGGCACATCGGATTTACGCAAAACGTCTAAAATATTTCTTCCAGCAGCACCAACAACCGGCAACCCTGCTCCCACCGCGCCGCCAGTTGCCCCACCAATTGCTCCACCTTTTAAACCTTCTGTAAGCCTTTGACCCTGTTGAGCCTCACCAGAAGCTTGAATAGCTCCTGTCGCTGCACCAGAACCAGCAGCAGCAAGTGAACCTCGCGCAACATTTGTGAGCATACCCTTTGATGGATCTCCTGCTAAAACTTTAGCAAGTTGAGGGAACCTCATAGCTAAAGCAGCAGCTTCAGCGACACCTACTCCCGCTTGCGCTGCAAATGTTTCCATTGGGCGCTCTGCCCGTTGTGCAGCGTATATTGCTCGCATAGCAGCTTGCGCGTCATTGCCAAAAAATTTTCCAGCTACTTCATCTAAATAAGAACCCGCTCCAAAACCCATAGCCTGACTTGCCGCCATTACCGGCCCTGTCATTCTACCCAATGGAGACTGTTCTTCAGCCGCACTTAAAACCATTTGGTTTGCAAATTGTGTTGTAGCTTCTTTTTCACCCATATTTTTAGCTTTAAATTCAGCTATTTTATCTGGATCTGATGATGAAAACCCAGACCCGACAAAAACTTCTTTGCCACTTGGATATTGCAAAATGGCGCTGCCATCTTTGTTCCTAGAAGAAACAATAGGTTGCGTCCTCATGTCAATTCTATCAGATATAGACAAAGCTTCATCTGGAGAATTAGCCACAATTCGCACTAAACTGTTGGTTTCCTTCATACGAATGAAGTAAGGTTTTTTAGCCATTATTATTCCTCAATCGTATTCCCACTAGGTGATGTTGTAGGGTTTTGGCGCTGTTGCTTTTCCAGCCTCTTTCTCTGCTCTATGTAATCATCGCTTCCAAAGAGCGGATTTAAACTTTTAGCAATTCTCATCGCCTCTTGTGTCGCAAATTCTTGCCCTTCACCAGCAGATGCCATCATTAGCTGTGTAGCTAATTGTCTAGCTGCCCGCTTTTGATTGATAGTTGCCTGATCGTCAAATGGTTGTGGGAAATACTGTTTATTAGCATTTTCAAATTCACTTTCAGCAATCGCAGCGCCACTTTCACGCCTTAAAATAGCATTTACAAAATTTCTTCTAGCTTGGTCATATTGTTGAAATTCTGGTGTTACAAATGCATTTCCGAATGTTGGTACTCTTGAGACTAAACTTTGGAAAAGATCGGTTCCAACACCTTCAGTTGCGGATAAGGTAGCTTCAGCCATTTGCATACGACCGCCATACATCATAGACGATGCTTCGCTTTCTTTAACATTAATTGAGCTTGGATCTACGCCAGATATAATTTCGTATTGGCCCGTTTCTGGATTAAATCTGCGAATTGTTGCTGTATCTTTCCCCTCATGGATTATCTGTCCAGTTGTACGATCAACTAAATTTTTACCTACAACAACGTATCTATTTTGCGCCAACCTTGCGTTGTTTAAATCTCTGGCTTGCAAATCAGACAAATACCCACCGAAAGCTTGTGACTCATCTATTGCACCAGACTGAACGGCAGAAAGATACCTAGCAGCTATCGCATCTCCCGCATCGGCGCGTTTCTGTAACTCAGAAATAGTACGGTTGCGAGCTTGACCCTTCAACCTTCGCTGCCCCCGCGCCAACATTTCTGTGCGGTAATTGGCAGATTGCGGGTTCATAGGATTAAGAACAGATGCAGCCATTCCCAGCTTATTCATAAAGTTTAAGCCGGTTTCCTCATCTGGCTTTCTCATACGGCTAAATAAACCTAAAAGCCCGCCTTGGTTTGGATCCATCGTCATCTAATAATCTCCTAAGCGAAAGCCCCAGCAGCTTGAAAGTAATCAAAAAATCCGGGGTTGTAACCCTGCTGCTGACCCTGCAAGTTAGGCACACCAGACATAGCGCCCAAGAAAGTAGCTAAACCCTGCTGTGGAGCGCCAGTATATCCCGCATATTGCTGCTTCCCAGCGTTAATAAGTTGCTGCATCATCTGCTGCTGCAAAGCTCCTTGCATCATTTGCTGGTTCTGTACGCTTTGACCGTACCCAAATGATTGCTGGCCTAAATTAGCCATTTGCTGCGCTGCGCCTAGATTTTGCTGATTAGCTTGCAAACCGGCTTGTTGATTTAATTGTTGAGCAGTCATGCCCTGTTGTGCGCCAAACTGATTTGCTACGTTTGCTGCACTCGCGCCAAATTGATTTGCTGTGTTTGCAGCGCCAGCACCAAATTGCGCAGCCTGATTAGCCGCCATTTGATTAGCTGCATTTACCGCTTGCTGTTGCCCAACGTCAAATTGAGCCGCTCCGATAGCAGTGTTGAAACCCTGTGACCTTAACCTTGACGCTGTATCTAACGCTTGCTGAGTGTAGTTTTTATTTGTTTCTGCCTCTACAAGACCATGCCTAGAACCGCCAAAAGCATTTGCAGATGTTGCTTGCGCTCCTGCTGTATTCATTGCTTGCTGCCGTGCGCCCTCTATGTCTCGCAAAGAAGCTTGCACAACTTGATTTTCAAAAGGATTTTGATAATTAGCCATCCCAGATGCAGCCGTTGCTGGCCCGCCCTGCATAGCAGCATTATATCCCGTAGACTGATAACCAGTTGCGCCATAACCAGTTGGACGAACCTGTTGTGGCCTATATCCCATTTGAGCCTGTGTTCCAGCTAATGCCGTTTGCTGCGCGTTAGCCGCTTGCGTGTAAGGATTTTGCGAAATCGCTGGCATCCGTGACATTGCTGGGTTTGCTGAACCGCCCATATTATTTACCTCTCCTGCCGCCTTGCATCTCTAATGCAACAGGCTGATTTGATGGTACGCGACTTCCCATTTCTCCCGTGACGGGATCTATTGAAAAGCTATTTAAATAATCATATTGGGCTGGCCTATTTTCTTGCAACTGCTGTTGAGCTTGCTCAAATATTGGCGCTGAAGAATATCCAGAAACACCGCCAGCATATTGCGTTGGTTCTGGCAGATATGATTGCTGCTGTCCATCTGGCCCTGCACCAGTAGGCATTCCAAACGCACTAGCCATTTGATTAGTGCCTTGAAAAGCTGCTTGCTGCATTGGGCTGAAAGCTGCGACATCAGGCCCGTAGTAAGGAACATAACCAGTTGAGGCAACATCGCCGCCCATTCCAATGCCTTGCTGATACGCTGTTTCCAAAAAGGCTGGCACTGTAGCCTTTGTTTCAGATGATCCACCACCACCAGACATTTTTATATCTCCTTAATAAAGTTTGCATGGAGCATTTTCCAATCTAACGGCGCTAAAGGCTTTTTCCACCCAATGCGACCCGCCATGATTGCAGCCGTGCAATTTTGTTCTTTGGCCCAAGCCTTAACGTCTGTATCCATGTCTAGTATTTGATCCAATTCGCCACCAGCCAAAAAGATGTTTAAAACTCTCTTTCTAGGATATACCACAATTTCAGTAACAATACACCCCTTGGGCGCGGGCCATAGCTGCATACGCCCTTCCATAATGCCTTTTTCAATATCTTCCCATTCGTGAGTGCCGCCACAGTAAGAAAGAGCATCTTCTATCCACTGTCTGCAACGCTCTAGCTGATTTATTGGAGTTAGATCATTCAAGTTATCACCATGATGTAAGAGCAGCACGTTTCCAAATTGCTGAACTGCCATTATAAGACGCTGTGCAGATGTAAATATAATTTGCATCCCAACTTATCATTCCAGACACATCACCAGCAGATCCGATATTTGATGTCGGCACAGATTGTTTTGTCGCTAACTGCCTAAACTCTCCATCCAAAGAAACAACCGCATATTTTTTACTTTCATCCCACAAAAAAACTCCATCCTCAGATGGATTGTCAGAAGATCCTTTAAATGAAATTTTAGATAAGTTTCTTTGAAGATATTGAGATAGCTGCCTTCCCCATTCAGCCAAATCTACACCTATCGGTGGGGGCAATGGACTAGGCATTATCTTTTCCCTGCTGGCAGAGCATCAACCCTCATATTTCCTACACGCCAATCAGCATTTGTGACACCTTCTATTCGCATTCTCATTTGCCGCCCAGAAAATCTTACCCCTGTTGGGTTAGCTGGTGCATATGGCCCATGTTCTTGCTCAGATCCATTTGGATAAAACCTTGTTTTAAACTTTACTTGCACCTGACCCTGCGTAGCTTCATCAGGGATAAGCTGCATTACATTCATAATGTTATCACCATTGCCTAGTGAAATAGGGCCGGTTTCAGCAAAAACTGATTGACTGTCGTATGCGTGTCCAACTTCATGCTCGTAAATTGTTTTATTATTCCCAGCAAGTAACGCAAACCTAAATACACCCCTGCCGACCCCTGAAGAACGACCAAGATCACCAATGACCCAATGATTTTCTTGGAAGTCAAATGCAACGTACTTATCTATATCTGAACTACCAGCAGAGCAATAAAACCACCAAATTTCGTTATATTCTGTATTTGCCCATGCCCAAACTTGACTTTGCTGCGACCTATTAAAATTGTTGAAAACATGATCGTGAACATCGCACGGCAATTCCCTAACACCATTACCATCAAAATGATGAAAGCCTCGCTGACCCATCCAAAAAACACCGGCATCAACATCAGCAGCCGCTTTTCGTGAAATCGCACCACACGCGGTTCCCACTCTTTGATTTGAGTACACATATGGAGGCCCCAAATATCTCATGGTATGAGCGTCTACATCAGTAATAATTAAAGTTTGACCGCGTGTTCTAATCCCCTGCATGATTTGCCCAGAGGTTTGTAACAGAATATCGCCAGCTTCATTTGTTGTTGCTGGCGTCCATACAGTGTTTGCTTCACGATCACACCACTGAACCTTTCTGGGATCGTCACCCGCGCCCAGAGCAAAAATAAAACGTTCTTCTGTGACGACTAAACCTAAATTTTTAGTTGGCGCGTTTGTCAGGACAGAAGCCGTAGAGGGATTGGCTGATTTATCCCAATACCAAATTCTGCCATCTGATGAAGAACATGCTATTAAATCTTCGCCCCAATTATCTATTGACCAAGTTGTAGCTTCATCAAAGTTACCGTCATTAGGCCGCGCTGTTCCATATTCATTTTCACCATAATCACCGTAGCCATAACCCGTGATTACAGCGCCACGCTCCAACTCAGGAACGCGCCGCGCAGATACATTGTTAAGATTGCTTGGCGTTATATTTGTAAGAGTGCCACCGCCATTCATCAACTTCAATTCATTGTAAGAGCCACCAGCGATATAGGCTGTTCCATCGTTTGCTTCCCAAGAATGCATACCGCGCAACGTATTTGATGCAAAACTAGCCTTTCTGGTTTGCCACCCCTTTACAGGCCGCAAGCTGTTATCACGCCAGCGAACTAAACTGCCATCACGCCATCTACCAGTTTGCTCTAAATCAGTGCCATTTCGGTAAAATCCTGCGGGTATATCTAAGGGTACTAAAGTCATTTACCGATCCTGATTACAGGGTTGCGTTAGAGTTTACATTTCCAGCCACACTTAAATTGCCACTACTATCTAAAGTCATCAAAACCGTTGAGCCATTCCTAAACTGCAAAGTTGTTCCAGACTTTACAATTTGCCAATCCCCACCAGTGCCACCAGAAATATAATGGCTATTTGCGGTAACGGTGGTATTTTTTAAAAGAACGCCATCAATAGTTACGCCTGTATGATCTGATACTTCTGAAATTGTATTTGTGTAAAGTTGGTTTCCAGCACCCACGTTCAAACTGCCAGTTAAAGTGCCACCACCAGTAGAAAACTTGCCATTGATCTGTGTTTGTATAGAGGACGAAACACCTTCTAAATACCCTAGCTCAGTAGACGATACGGGTGAAACTGCGACCTTGCCGCTTGCATTTGATATAACTGCACGATTGTCTGTTAAATCAGATCCATCAATTGTTGTAGCCGCGCCCGTTATAGTGGGCTGCTTCCCATCTAATTGAGTTTGAATATTGCTGCTGACGTTATTTAAACGGCTTAACTCTGTATCAGTGATCGTTAAAGATACCGCAACTTTTCCGTTGCTGTCTGAAATAAGAACCCGTCCAGTTGTTAAGTTGCTGCTCGTAATAGACGTTGCAGCACCAGTAATTGCAGAGGGAATATTATTTAATTGCGCAGCCGTAGCCGTAATCGCTGTGCCGTTTACAGCCCAATTTCCCTGCGATAGATCAGGCTGTATGCGCTCTACGGTTTGGCTGTCTCCATCAGTATAAGACGCCCCGTATAAAAGGCTGTCTACTTTGTCCCAATTTTCATTTAACTCACCGCCCCAGCTATCGCTATCTGCGCCCACTACCGGCTTATTAAACTTATAATTTGTGGTATTTACAGCCATATTTTACATCCTTTGTTGTGCGCAATGTACCACGCTACGCGGCCTCAGTCCATGTTTCACTAGCAACCGTTTGTACCGTATAAACTTCTGTTGCTTGGAACGGTTCCAACCAACCTCTTATTTTAACGTCAAGCCCAGAATATAAAAACGATCCGCTTGTAAGATCCACAGTCATAGCTTTGGTTATCGTCACATCAAACACAGCTAGTGAAAACGCGCCGCTATCGGCTTGCATTCTATTGCCAAGTCTAAGCAGAGCAGTATTGCCGGTTTGCGCAAACGAACCGCTCGCAAGATCAACATTCATCGCCTTTTTAAATGGGATGACATTACCAGTTGCCGCGAAAGATCCAGCATCAAGCTGCGTATTCATCGCAATGCTAAATGACGCATCTTGCCCAGAATATGTGAACACGCCAGCCGGTGTAAATTCTGTTATATCTTCAGTTATAGATTGGCCGGTAACAAAGAATAGTGCGTGAGAGGCGTCAAACCTAAGTGCCTTTTGCAGCGTCACAGCTTGCCCTGTGGATGCGAAAGAGCCAGACAGCACATCTACGCTCAGATTGAACGACATGGGCGCTGCATGGCCCGTTACGGCGAAGCTGCCAGCCTCTACAGCCTCAGATATATCCTCAGTAATATTCTGGCCGGTAGTCGCAAAAGATCCAGATGCCAGAGAGATGTTAAACTGCGCATTAACCGCCGCGTCTTGACCCGTTAAGGTAAAGCTTCCAGCGTCAAATACTTCACTGATTTTTTCAGTAATTTCTTGGCCGGTCAAAGCAAATGAGCCAGAGGCGGCTGTGATGTTAAACTGCGCATTTACATCTGCATCTTGACCAGTAAGAGCAAACGATCCGCTCACCAAACTTTCGTTTAACGCTTTTTGCAGCGTTACATCTTGGCCGGTTAGGGCGAATGATGCGCTCTCAGCAATCAGACCAAAACCAAGCTCAAAGATAATATCTTGACCAGCGACAGCGAAAGATCCTGCCGCCAGATCCACATTCATCGTTTTGGTAAACGCAGCCGCCCTGCCGTTTA